AAAAGACAGATGGGTGGACATTGGAGCCCCCAAAAAGAATGGGAAGTATCAGCCTTGCGGACGAAGCAAAGGATCGAAGAGGAAATATCCAAAGTGCGTCCCACTTGCCAAAGCCACACAGATGACAAAATCACAAAAAACGAGTGCTGTCAGCAGAAAACGGGCCGCTGGTAACCCCGGAGGCAAGCCAACAAACGTAAAAACGTTTGCAGAACGCAAAAAAGCCTCAAATGGAGGTTCAATACGCAAATACAAACAACATTCAGGAGAAAATATGAAAAATAAAAAAAACAAAATTAAAAAAGTTATAAAAGGTTTGAAAAAAGCATCTAAATTGCACGCCGGTCAAGCCAAAACTTTAAAAAAGGTTATTAGTAATGGCAAGAAAACAGGATAAACAGCCACCTAAAACTAAAAAATATTTTAGGTCAACTAAATCAGGCGCAGGCATGACAAAAGCTGGTGTTGCACGATACAAACGTGAAAATCCTAACTCTAAACTTAAAACTGCTGTAACAGGCAAGGCAAAACCGGGCAGCAAAGATGCTGGTAGAAGAAAATCTTATTGTGCACGAAGTGCCGGACAAATGAAAATGTTTCCTAAAGCTGCAAAAAATCCTAACTCTAGATTGCGACAAGCCCGTAAACGTTGGAAGTGTTAATACATGCTGTGCCGTAACTGCGAGCACGAATGTCATTGTAGTAACAATGGAAAATGTGCCGTATGCATTTGTGCAAACTGCGAGCACAACGCTCTAGATGAATTTTGGGACCGACTTGATAAAAAGGAAGTTGACGAGAAACAATAAAAACAGTACTCTAAGTTAGCACTGCAAGAGTAAATTATAGGAAATATTAAATGAGCAATAGCATGAGATCTTTTAGAATGGGATATGGTCTAGGAGGAATACTTCAAAGACTGTTAAACGTGTCTGGAAATTTTGGTGCTCAAAATACTCTTCAAGGTGGAAATCCTGTAGATTCTAGAAATTCTATGGGCGCTAGCAACGCACCTGTAAATCCTTTTAGTTCTGTTCTACAAGGACTGCCTGCAGCGATGCCTGTCAACGCTCCTGAACAATTAGGAGGAGAAAAAAATCGTCGTGCATTTAATTATGGTTATGGACAAGATCACGATTTTGGAAGACGTAACTTAGATGCACTAACATATACTCAAGGTACAACAACTCCAACTTTAGAGCAATTGCTTGGCAGAGACAGTATGATGGGAGATCAATTTACAATTCAAGATTTAATTAATCAAGCTGAAATGGACCGACAATCTCGTTTCAATAATAATTCTATGATGTACACTCCAACTCCATTTACATTTACGCCACCAACTCCACCACCCGCACCCGCACCAGCACCAACGCCAATGACAATGCCAATGCCAACACCTAGTATGGATAGACGAGATGCTGGCACTCATAGACAAGGAGGAGTAAATGATGATACGCCAGCACAAAGAGGAAATACTCGTGACAGTGGCGGAGCCGGAGCAGGAGGCGGAGCAGAAGGATCAAGTGGTTGTTTTGTTAAAGGCACTATGATCCAAATGGCTGATGGTACTGAAAAAGAAATAACATCTATTAATGTAGGTGAAGAAACTAAAGGGGGCACTGTAGAAGCTAAAACTGAATTTATGCCGCATAGAGTATATGACTATAAAGGGATTAAAGTTTCTGGATCACACTTAGTTATGGAAGATAATGAAATGGTTACTATTGAAAACAGTAAGCATGGTGTTCTTACAGACATAGTTGAACCTGTATATGTATTTGAAACATCAGGTAGAAGAATGTGGATTAATAACATTGAGTTTGGTGATTACATGACAGGATCTGATAAACAATGGGAACCACATGTAGAAGCTATGCGTCAAACAATTAATAAAGAATTAAAACATGCCCGGTGACACTAGAGTTGCAGACCTACTAGACAAAAAACGTATTTTAAAAGATATGGGTGAAGATTTTTCTCATATTGATGCTGAAATATTTCAACTGTTAGGTCGAGTATTAGAAGCTGATGGTGGACGTATAGGGTACGCTGACGCTGGAGTTGTATCTGCTGGTATGGGAAAAGCAATGATGCCTAACGTTCGTGGCAGCGCATTAGGACTTGGGGCACTAGGACTTGCAGCAAAACTGAGAAATCTTTCTCCAGCAGGAGCGGGTTTTGCTCTTCTTGACCCAACTATGGCAAATGAAGGCGAAGACGAAGAGATGGCTCTTATGAATCAAGTTATGAGTAAAGGCAACTTTAAACCAAATGAGATAATGAAACCAATGATTGAAGGTGAAGACGGAACAATGTATAGTGTTATGGACCTTATAGAATCTGGTTACACCCCAGAAGAAATACAGCAATTTTTATAGGAAGATAATATGCCAATAGAAAAAGATATGCCATTAAAAGAGCAAATGAAGTTTAATTTAGAGGCTGAAAATGTTTTGCCCGAAGATGTTGAAGTGTTGGACGGCGATCCTCAGTTGGATGAAGATGGAGGAGCAACAATTAATTTTGGACCTGATGTTCCTGAACAATTAGATCATAATGGTAATTTAGCTGAGGTAATGGACGAGGGTGACCTCGACACCATTGCAGGAGATTTATTAGAGGCGTATGAAGCAGATGATGATTCTAGAGCTCAATGGGCTTCAACTTACGCAGAAGGACTTGGTCTATTAGGATTATCTTACGAAGACAGAACAGAACCTTTTCCCGGTGCATCTGGTGTTACACACCCGTTACTTGCAGAATCAGTGACACAGTTTCAAGCTCAATCTTATAAAGAATTATTTCCTGCAGGCGGCCCTGTAAAAACTCAAGTTATGGGTGCTTTAAATCCTCAAGTAGAGGCACAATCAAAACGTGTTAAAGAATTTATGAACTATCAACTTTCTCATGTCATGGAGGAATACGAGCCCGAACTTGATCAAATGTTGTTTCATCTCCCATTATCAGGTTCGGCGTTTAGAAAAGTTTATTTTGATGATAAATTAGGAAGACCCGTATCTAAATTTGTATCATCTCAAGACTTAGTTGTGCCTTATGACGCCACTGATTTATTAACATGCATGAGAATTACTCATGTAATTAAAATGTCTTCAAATGACATTCGTAAATATCAAGCGACAGGATTTTATCGAGACATTGATTTACAAGAACCAAGTTCTCCTGATGAAGATGACATTACAACATCTATTGATACAATTGATGGAAAAAAAAGAGTCTATACAAAAGACAACATTCATACAATTTTAGAAATTCATACAGAACTAGATTTACCGGGATATGAAGACGCCAACGAGGCAGGGGAAGAGACTGGCATTAGTTTGCCCTACATTGTAACTATTGAAGAAGGCTCAAATCAAATACTATCAATACGTAAAAATTGGAATGAAGAAGATAAATTTAAAAATAAAAAACAATATTTTGTTCATTACAAATTTTTGCCCGGTCTTGGTTTTTACGGTTTTGGTCTTATTCACATGCTTGGTGGTTTGTCAAAATCCGCCACCTCTATATTACGACAACTTATTGATGCCGGCACACTCGCAAACTTACCCTCTGGTTTTAAAGCACGTGGATTACGTATTCGCGATGATGATCAACCTTTAGTTCCGGGAGAGTTTAGAGATGTAGACGCGCCAGCAGGAGACATTGCTGGATCGTTAGTTCCATTACCTTACAAAGAACCTTCAGGAACTTTATATCAGTTGCTAGGTTTTGTAATTGAAAGTGGTAAATCATTTGCAGCTGTTGCTGATATGAAACTAGGAGAAGGCAACGAAGTTAATCCTGTTGGAACTACTATGGCTCTTCTTGAAAGAGGCATGAAAGTTATGTCTGCTATTCATAAAAGAATGCACATGGCTCAAGGCAAAGAATTTAAATTACTTGCAAAATTATTTGCAACAACGTTGCCTCAAAACTACCCGTATCAAATTGTCGGTGCAGAACAAAATATTATGTCACAAGATTTTGATGGTAGAATCGATGTTATCCCAGTTTCTGATCCAAACATATTTTCAGTAACTCAACGTGTTACGTTAGCACAACAACAGCTACAATTGGCTCAAGCTGCTCCACAAATGCACAGTCTTCCAGAAGCTTATCGACGAATGTACGAAGCAATGGGAGTACAAAACATAGAGGCTCTTATGCCTCCTCCGCCACAGCCACAACCAAAAGATCCTGCACTAGAAAATGCAGAGTTAACAGCAGGCATGACAGCACAAGCATTTCCGGGACAAGATCATCAAGCTCATATTATTTCACATATTGCGTTGTTGGGAAGTTCAATTACAAAAACAAATCCGCAAGTTTTATCAAACATACAGTCTCATATTATGCAACATATTTCATTGTCGGCACAAGAAGAAATGCAAGAACAGATGCAAGAACAGATGCAACAAATGCAACAGTCTTCTCCAGAAGAAATGCAGCAAATGCAACAACAAATTGCTCAAGAGCTACCAAAATTAGTGGCTGTTCGTCAGTCTCAATTAATTGCTGAATACATAGCCGATATGGATGAAATGTTAAATGTAAATCAAGAAGATCCTCTTGTTGAATTAAAACAAAAAGAATTAGACATCAGGAGCGAAGAAAACGATAGAAAAGAAAAGGAAGCAAAAGCAAAACTGGCTCTTGAGATTGAAAAAGCAGACAATAGAGACAAGACCGACAAAGAAAAAATTGACCAACAAAAAGACGCTATTGCCCTTCGTTCAGCTATTGCCATAGAAAAATTAGAGAACGATGCAGAACAAAAAGTAATGAACAAAGCAGAGAAAATTACTAAAAATTTAAGTGATACGTTCGGAGGCATGTAATGGCAGATTTTTATGGTAATCCAGTAACAGATAAATTAATTCAAAGTGAGATTCAAGTTTTGAAAGAAATGGGACTTTCGGCTTCTGAAGCACAAGAAACTTTAATGAACAATTTAAA